ATGGAGGCAGTATGGTTTATGGACTGGCTAAAGAGGTTTTGGGCAAGACCGGCACCATCCGCACATCGCCCGAGGCGGTGAGTGGTAACGACACAGGCAAACGGGTACAGCCATTCTCGACAATTGAGTTTGTCGAGATCGTGCCCGGCAAAAGTATTCCAGCGGACAAATGGTTTCGCCTGCCTGACGGGAATTATCTCAATTACATCCTGGCGGGACGGGCGTATTATCAGATCACGCGCGAGCCGGTGCCAGACGTACCGGGCGAGACAACCATCGCGGACATGCCATACACGATCACGCTGGGCGGCGGCACGTCGCCGTATGTGGAAACCATCGTGAGCGGCGTCGTCAAGGCGAAATAATGCCCATGTTACCGATCCGCCTGGAGTTGGGATCTCCGCCGCCCGTGCCTCCCGCTGGACCGCAGCCGACGCCAAACACGCGGCTTGTGAGAACGCGCGGATATGGCGACCCCATCATGGTGCAGCGCATGGGTCTGGATACGCGGTTGACAGGCGACAACTTCAACCATGCGGATTTTTGGGCGAGCGAGGGCATCAAGCCGAACGGTGTTCATTCTCCCAATTGGGCGGCAGTGACAAAGTGGCAGGCATTGGGACGCGCTGAAATGGAGTATCTGAAATCCATCCAGCCTGATGATTTCCACATTTGGGGCTTCACGCTGGCGCAGAAGATGAACTGGCTGGTCGGCGAAGGGACGCCGCCCGCCAGACCATACTGGACGCTCGGCGACAAGTGGGATGGCGCGTGGGAGTCGTTCCGCTTTGGGACGATGGTATTTGGGCATAGCCGCGTGCGGGTCAAAACCAATGCCGACGGCTCGTTGAAGGTGACGAAGTTTATGACGGAGTACAGGGACATTGACCCTGCGACAGGCGTGACCACGTGGTTGACGGGCGAAGTGGAGTTTTTGGAGGTAGATGGCTTCCGCCCCGAGATGATGGACGTGGACAAATATCCAGTCGCGTGGCTATTGGAGAACGGCTACATCCAGCAGGCGACGGAAGCCTATGGCGTGAATGTCATCAACGATGTGCCGCGTGGCGTGATGTACCATCCGGTATGGTCGCCGGAAGTATGGCCGTCGAATTATGGCGCGTTGTATCTGGCACGGTTTTGTGTAGAGGAGGTTTGATGTACCCACTTGGAAGTAATAGACAAATTGGTGCGCTGGGGAAGACGCCTGGCGGGGTGGCTGCCTATTTGACCCCGGCGCAGTTTGGCAACCAGACGGCGGAGTGGGACGCTTCGAGGTGGGCGGAGTCATTTTACACGGACGCGGGGACGACGCTGGCAACCGCCGAAGACCAGTTGATTTACCGCCTCGGGGACGTGAGCGGGTCGGGGCGGTATCTGGACAGGTTTAGTGGCGATGGCTATCGCGGGCAATTGAAATTGAACGTCCAGAACGGACTGCCCGGACTGCTCAACCAAAGCGGGCAGGACTTGGCGTATGTCAGCGCGGCGGTGTTCAGCGCGTTTTTCGCTGCTGGCGCAAAATGCGCTTTTATTGTCGTCAAGAATTTTACGAGCAACACGGACAGCGCGACGGTTTATCAGAATGACCCGTTGCTTGTTAATCAAGGGGGGTTTTGGGGCGCGACTGTGCGCTCGTCCGGCTCGATACGTCACTACAATTATGGGAGCGGGGAAGCGACGGGAACGGAAACGCTGGCAAACAACGTGGCGGCGGTTATCACCACATGGCATACGGGCGGGACGATTTACCTGCAAAAGAACCTCGGGACTGTGTACAGCACGGCAAGCGGGAACACGGGCGGGCCGACAAACTTCCTCGGTTTATTCGGGAGTTATGGAGCCTATCATGCGAAAGGATACTTTTTGCGAGCCTCGACCCACAATGCCTATACGGGCGACTCACAGAGGGTATCTGTTATTAGTGGTCTTATGCAAAGATACGGTATCACATGAGAAAAACAATCGCCCTTGTGTTGCTGGTCATGCTTTCCACCTGTGCAACCGTACAGGTGGATATTGTGGCAACCTTCCACTGGACACCCACAGACGGGGCGACGTGGTATCTGTTGGAGGTTTACGACGGGGCGGGAACTTCCGCGCCGCAAGTTTTTAGACAATGGTACACATCCGCACAGGCTGGATGCCCTGACTGTAAGATCACCGTCCCGCTTGCAGAAAAGGACTACTACGCACAGGTACTTGATTATGGGGCGTATGGATACGGGACGTGGCGGGAGGTCGAATATTATTTCAGTGTTCCTCCGACCCCCATCCCCCCGCCGTTGGTGTGGCACGTTCCTACGGATGGTGCATTTGCCGATGCGATGAACGAGATGACAGACTGTGGCACGGTGTACATAGATGTCGATATTGCGGAGCCAGCCATAAGTTACGGTGCGAGCCGCGCGGCGTCCTACATCATCCCCGATTACGGGTGTGACTGGCACATCATCGGAAACGGGTCAATTGTCACGTATGACCCTCGGAATCCGCCCTACTATTACGACGCTCCGGGCGTGCTGATGATGGTCAAGTCAAGCCATAAAACGACAGTCGAAGGATTGCATTTTGTCGGGACAATGGTGTTGGGGGATGGGGTGAACATTGACCGTGACATTTGCCTGCTGTTGGATGCCCCCGGTGATATGGACGTGATTGGCAACGAGTTCGAGCAATGCGGACATGCTGGATTTAAGCACTTCTATGGCGAGGGCGTCTTTTTGGTGGATGGGAACACGTTCCATGACAACGGCTTCACAAGCCGAGACCACCATACCTACCTGCCAGGCGGGGGCGAGTACGTCATCCGAAATAATAGGGGCTGGAACGCCTCGGGCTGGTGTGTGGGATATGGGAATGTCTTTTACACGACAGGGGCGCAGATATACGGTAACGTCTGCTGGGACAATGGCGGGGGTATATCGGTTGGTGTTGGATCCAACGCGGACGTACATGACAATATCTCCATCGGCAACGATAGGGGCTTATGGCTGGAGGGCGGGGGGAATGTCATCTATAACAACGTGTTCATGGAGTCCGTGATAGAGGATGTGTACTCGGAGCGCAGTTGCGGCGCGATTGTAACGAACTGGTGTGCTGACCCCGTGCCGAATGACTTTTACGGCGGCGGGAATATTTACGAGGTGATTAGTCACCCTGACAGGATAGGAGAGTAATATGCTCGAACAAACTGGAGTTGCACTGAAATTCTACGCCCATTACGTGGAAAGCAAAGTGGGCAAAACGGGTCTCACCGTGACGGTGGACGTGTACCGCAACGATGTCGAGATCGTGACCGCAGGTGCCGCCACCGAAGTTGGCGATGGTATCTACAAGTACGAACTTGCAAGCGGGTCGAACAATGCTGAGGGAGAGTATCTCAGCATCTTCAAAACCGCCACGTCCACGGTTGACCAGCAACACATCCCCGCGCTGTGGGTGGTCAACAAGGCGGGCGTTGAGAACCTGACGGGCGACCTGGCGACAATCCTGGCGGACACCAACGAATTGCAGACGGACGACATCCCCTCGCTGATCGCCGCCCTTCCAGCGGCTCCCGCCGCAAGCGTCAACGCCGCCGCTGTATGGGACGAAGCCCGCAGCGGTCACACGACACAGGGCACCTATGGCGAGTCATTCCATTCCATCGTGAGCGGCGCGGCAATCACTGGCACACTGTCTACAACACAGATGACCAGCGACCTGACCGAAGCGACAGACGATCACTATAACGGGCGTGTCATTGTGTGGGTGAGCGGAAACCTGTACGGGCAGGCATCGGTCATCACGGACTATGACGGCGCGACCAAGAAACTGACATTTACCGCCGTGACGGAAGTGCCATCGAACGGCGATAAATTCATCATCGTATGACGATCACGCGGCTAACCCCGATTGGTATTCCTGGAAGGCGGTCGGTTGTCCGCGCCAAGACGCCATACACCCCGCGCAGGATCACGACGCTGAGACCGTTCGGCGTGCCTGGCGCGTGGTACGGCGACATCCGCGCCGCGCGGACATTCTCCGTGCTGGCGCGGGCGTTTGCCATTCCAGGCGAGGACCGCCGCCGCGCCGTGGTCGGTGAGGATCGCAGGACAGCGATCAATGAGGACGCATGACAACCAATAAACATCTACCCCTAAAAGACCCTGACGCCGTGCTGGATTACAAGTTCGATTGGGCGCCCGCCACGAACGGGACGCCTGGCGGATCTTCGGACTGGCTGGCCTCGGGCGAGACCATAGAGACATACACGCTGACGGTTGCGCCTGTCGAGGTTGACGGGCTGGTAGTGGATAGTGACGCGCTGACAGATAGCGACACGTCCGTTACCTGTTGGCTGAGTGGCGGCGTGGCTGGCACGACCTACGCCATTACCTGCCATATTGTGACCAACGCAGGCCGCGAGGACGACCGCACGGTCTATGTGCCCGTGGCGGAGCGGTAGCAATGGGGAGCAAGGCTCCATCTGTCATCCGTTTTACAGCGCAGGTATGGCAGGTAAAAACTCTCGTAGACGGCGGCGTGAATGTCACGCTTGCTTTGTCAGACAAAGAAATAGTACAAGTATCGAAACTACTGGAGTGTAAAAAAATAGGCGCATTGTTGGAAGTGGCAGCGGTGCCAGTAAAACAAGAATTGAAACATGCCCAAAAGACGAGCGATACGCACAGTCACAGTGGAAAACGCAGGCAGCGATACCCTTATAGAACTTGATTTGAGCGCTGAGGATGAGGCCTTTGTGACTGCATATTTTGACAATAACATGAATGCCACACAGGCTTATTTAGAGTTGCACCCAAGCGTAACCTATGATACGGCTCGTGCAAACTCGTCAAAAACGCTTGCAAAGACTAACATTCGTGCCAGAATTGCCGAGGTATTGAAAAACAAGGCGATGGGCAGGGATGAAGTGCTTGCGCGTCTTGGAGATATGGCACGCGCTTCTCATCAGCCTTATGTCCGCGTCGACGACGACGGCTTTGTTTATTTTGACTTTTCGCATCCCTACGCAAAGTCAAATTTGCACCTTATCAAAAAAATCAAGACAAAACGAGAACGGCGGCTGGACGGGCGCGGCGAGGATGCGCAGGAGTGGGAGGGAGAATGGGTCGAGGTTGAACTTCACGACCCACAGCGCGCGCTTGAACTGATCGGTAAATATTACAAGATGTTTGCCGATAAGCGCGAAGATGAAATGGCTCCCGAAACACGCACCATGTCTGTGCCTGCCGACCTGATCGCGTCTGATTTTCTCGCCGCTTATCGTGACATTATGCGTGGCAATCATGCCGAGTATACATTTGACGGCGGGAGAGGTGGTGTCAAATCAACGTTTGTATCCGAGGTCATAATTGCGCTGATCGTGAACAATCCGACCATGCACGCACTGGCACTCAGGCAGGTGAAGGATACGCTCAGGGAGAGCGTGTACAGTCAACTAAAGTGGGCGATTGACACCCTCGGTCTATCTGATAAATTCAGGTGTATCACATCCCCGATGGAAATGACCTACATCCCTACTGGGCAAAAGATTTATTTTCGCGGAGCCGATGATCCAAGCAATATAAAATCAATCAAACCTCCATTTGGCTATATCGGTATTGTCTGGTTTGAGGAGTTCGATCAGTTCAAGGGCGAGAAAGCCGTGCGTAACATTATCCAATCCGCTATACGTGGAGGCGATAAGGCGTACCGCTTCGCAAGTTGGAACACGCCGCGCACCAAATTGCACTGGGTACATCGTTATATGAAAACTCCAGACGATAGGCGTTTTCATACGCACTCGAATTACCTCAATGTCCCGCAGGAGTGGCTAGGCAGTGAGTTTCTGGAAATTGCGCGGCAGTTGCAGGAGACGAACCCCGACGCTTATGACCACGAGTATATGGGCGTCGCAAACGGTGAAGGCGGCATGGTTTTCCAGAACATCGAAAGCCGCCACATCACAGACGAGGAAATCAGGAATTTCGACAACGTTCTGCATGGCGTTGACTGGGGCTTCTCTGTCTCACCATTTGCATACGTTAGAACACATTATGATGCGACGCGGCTAATACTCTATATCTTCGACGAAATGCACGCCAAACGCAAGCGCAACGACGAAACATATAAAGCACTTGTCAAGGATAAGAAGATAAAACCAAACGATCTTATCATCGCCGACAGCGCAGACACAAAAAGCGTGGCCGATTACAAAGCCTATGGCGCAAATTGCAGAGGAGCAGAAAAGGGAGACGGTTCCCGCACGTACTCAATGCGCTGGCTGCAGGGGCGCGTCAAAATTGTAATTGACCCCAAGCGCTGCCCGTATGCGTATGAGCAATTCACAAACTACGAATCGCAGAGCAACAAGGAAGGCGACGTGATTGATGAGTTTCCAGACAAGAACGACGATTTTATAGACGCCACCCGCTATGCAACGAACATGATCTGGCGGCGGAGAGGTGAGTAATGCTACGCAACTTTTTCCAGAACACCCTGACGAAAATCAGAGATTGGATTGATAAAATGCTGACAGTATCAGACGTAAAAAAGGCGCTCAATATCGACGTGCTATTGTCCGAGCCGATGACGACCGCGCTCGACAAATGGACGCGCATCTATACCAATAACGCCGACTGGCTGAGCGACTATGTAAAATCCCTCAACCTGGGCGCGACCATCGCGGGCGAGATCGCTGGCAATACGACCGTGGAAATGGATGTGGAGATCACAGGCTCCCCGCGCGCCGACTGGCTGGCGGAGCAGTTCGCGCCGGTCCTGGCACGGATGCAATCGAATGTCGAATACGGGCTGGCAAAGGGCGGGATTGTGTTCAAGCCCTACATCAAGGGCGGGCGGATCGCGGTCGATTACGTGCAAGCCGACCAGTTCTATCCGATCTCGTTTGACGCCAACGGCAACATGACCGCCTGCGTGTTTCAGGATGTCCTCAAGATCGGGAATCACTGGTACACGCGCCTTGAATACCACAACCTGACTGGCACGCTTTACACCGTCCGCAATGCCGCGTTCCGAGGCGAGACACGCGACACGCTGGGGATGGAAGTCCCGCTGGCGTCTGTGGAGGAATGGCGCGACCTGCTGCCCGAGGCGACAATCACGGCGGTCAAGCGCCCGTTGTTTGGTTACTTCCGCGTCCCGCTGGCAAATAACATCGACCCGACCTCCCCGCTGGGTGTGTCCTGCTATGCGCGGGCGGTTGACCTCATCAAGCAGGCAGACACGCAATGGTCAGACCTGCTATGGGAGTTCGAGAGCGGGCGCCGCGCGTTGTATGTGGACGAGCTGGCATTCGACCGTGACACAGACGGTAAACCGATCCTGCCGAATAAGCGCCTGTACAGGACCATCAAAGCCACTGGCGCGATGGAAAAAGAGACATTTTACGAGGAGTGGTCGCCGAACCTGCGCGAGGCGAATATGATTAGCGGGCTGGATACCATCCTGAAACGCATAGAGTTGACCTGCGGGTTGGCGTTCGGGACGCTGGTCACAGATCCCGGCCGCGTGGAGATGACCGCCACGGAAATCAAATCATCCCGACAGCGCACCTACCTGACGATCACCAACACACAAAAGGCGCTGCAATCCGCGCTGGATGGTCTGCTCTATGCGATGGACGTATGGACTACGCTCGAAAAACTAGCGCCCGTAGGTGCGTACCAGGCGACCTACACGTTTGATGACAGCATTGTGGCCGACCACGATACGCAATTCCAGCAGGACAGCATGAGCCTCAGTCAAAAGACGATGAGCCGCGTTGAGTTCCGCATCCGCAACTATGGCGAAACGGAAGAAATCGCAAAGCAAAAAATAGCGGAGATCGACGCGGAGAACCAGTCCAATATGGAGTTATTCACAAACAACCCGATCAACCAGGGGGCGTAATTGCTCACCTCTGACCAACTCGACGCGCTGACGGTCCCGATCACCGAACTGTATGACGAGTACATGCAGACGGTGATTGACGACATCGCGCGTCGGCTCGTGAAAATGGGAGCGCCGACGGCGACCGCCGCATGGCAGTTACAGCGCGTCATTGAGTCTGGCAAAGTCTATGAGCAGGCGCTTCGGGAACTGTCCAGAATGACGGGACAATCCGAGCAGGTGCTAAAAGAGACCTTCGAGCGGGCGGGCGTCCAGTCATTGCAATTCGATGACAGTATCTATAAGGCGGCGGGGCTCAACCCCCTGCCGCTCAATCTATCCCCCGCAATGGCGCAAACCCTGCGGGCGGGTATCGAAAAGACGGCGGGGCTGATAGACAACCTCACCAAAACAACCGCGCTGGCTGCGCAACAGTCATTTATCCGCGCCGCGTCCATTGCTGAGTTGCAGGTCACAAGCGGGGCGTTTTCCTACGACCAGGCGATCCGTGCCGCGATCAAAAACGTGGCGGGGCAGGGCTTGACGACCGTCGCCTATGCGAGCGGGCACGTTGACCAGTTGGATGTGGCAGTCCGCCGCGCCGTGCTGACGGGTGTATCCCAAACAACAGGACAACTGCAATGGCGGAGGGCGGACGAAATGGGGCAGGACTTGGTCGAAACGTCTGCGCACATCGGAGCGCGTCCGTCACATCAGGAATGGCAGGGGCAGGTATTCTCGCGGTCGGGGCGCGACAAACGCTATCCCGATTTCGTGACGGCGACAGGCTACGGGACGGTAACGGGATTAGGAGGCGCAAATTGTGTAATTGGTAATACGTTAGTTTCAAGCCTTGCTAAACGTGCCGCTTACCGCCGTGAGTATTCCGGGGAGTTGTTTGTCATTCGCACCACCGGAGGCAAGGAGCTTACCGTCACTCCGAATCACCCAATACTTACCATCCGTGGATGGGTCGCTGCGCGACTTTTGAGCGTGGGAGACTATGTAATCTGCCGCCCCCGCCTCGATGGGTCTTTTGAAGCCAGCCCAGACGTAGATCAGGGAGAAGCCAGAATTGAGGATATATTTGACGCGCTTTGTGTAAGCGGCTCTGTGTTCGACCTTCCTGTTTCGTCCGGTCACTTCCACGGCGACATTTCCAATGGCAAAATCCAAGTTGTATTTCCCGACGGCTTTTTGAGGGACGGCGTTTACACCCCTGCTGATGAGGAGTTTATAGAGGTCGGTCTCTGCTCGCCCGTTGGTTTTGCCGATAGCCTCTATTGCAAGAGCCCGCTTCCTGAGGGAAGCGTAACTGAATTTCGTCCCTCTGATCGCGTCGTGAGCGGCTTTAGTCAGGCGGGATCGCCCCTCTGCGCCGGTTCGTTCGAGGCGGAGGGACATCGCGGCGGATCTGCTTTCAGCAATAGGAACACCCAGCCGTGCCAGGTATTTTCCAATCGCACCCTCAGAAATGCCAGTTTTAGCGGCAATCTCGCTTTTCCACATTCCGGCGTTGTACATGGCGAGCAGGTCTTTGGGTTCAATTCCGCCTTTCCTGGCTATGTATCCGCGCCAGTCGTTGCCAGTATAAACCCCCTCGCGCTTGAGGCAGTTCTGGATCGCATGAACAGAGCACTTGTACTTGTCCGCGATGAATTGAAGGGTATGGTTAGAGAGATAGAGATCGATTACGTCGTCAACGTCGAGAGGAAGTCTACGCAAGGTTCTTTTATCCATGTTTATAATCTCCATACAGAGGGTGAATGGTACTCTGCAAATGGAATTATAACACATAATTGCAGACATTCCTACTATCCTTTTTTCAAGGGCATCTCGCGCAACGCATACGACAAAGCCACGCTAAACGAGTACACGGAAAAGACCGTAACAATGGGCGGTAAGCAGGTCCCGATCTATAACGCGACACAAATACAACGCGGGATCGAGCGCAAGATACGGCACTACAAACGGCAGGCAAACGCATTGCAGGCGGGGGGCTTGCCCAATACTGCCGAGGTCGCAAAGGTGCGCGAATGGCAGGCGCGGATGCGTGAGTTTGTGAGGCAGACAGGGTTACAGAGGCAGAACGTCCGCGAGCAGGTCTATCACCCTTGACATGATGTACACTATATAGTACACTCATGGCATGAAACAAATACACCCCCAACCACCCACAAAACGAATAGCCATCGGCAAACCGTTCGAGGACGCGATCACCGACATCCTCATGCCGAAAACAAACAGCGGCAATCTGTCCGCCACCTGGGATATGACTGATTGGGTCCGCTGGTGCATCGCGGAGCAGTTGAAGCGGGCGGGAAACCTGCCCCCCGCCTGCCGTGCCATGTTGCCGAGATATGACGCAGATCTCGGATGATGTACATTCCGCATAAACACTAGTTAGCCCGCATCTTGCACAACGAGGTAAAAAATGGCTCAATTTGATGTAGCAAAAGCAGTTGTAAATTATCGTAATCGTTTCTTGAAATCCGTTATACACGATCTATTGGTAAAGTATGGGAAACGCGATATTCTATACATAATCGCTGAATGTATTCCTGAGATTGAACCCGATAAGCCGTTACTTATCACAACAGAAGACGACGGCTCACGATGGGTGCAACTTGAAGATTATATGTATCTGCAAGGAAACCTATCAAAAATCGGAGCGTGCCCAGAATGTGGCGGGTCTGGATTGCATAATAACGGGTGTCCAGAAATCGAAGCGTTTAGAAAAATGTGTCCCGAAAATACAAGCGGGCTAACACAGCGTGCACTGGACTCGGCTAGTGTGCCTCCTGTGGAAGGCTGGAAGCCAAGCGGCAATGTTCAGCTTGGACAAGACGCCAATGAATCGCCGAGCCAGTAACGCAAGCCGTTCGGCGGCATCTTGCAAAGGAGAAAATTATGATGATTTCACTAAGGATTCACGGTGGAGATACCTTCTACCTGAATGTTGATTTGATTGAATCGATAATTGAACGACAAGGAAACACGTCAGAAATTCGTCTTACCAATGGAAAAATTTATTCATCAATCGAATCTCCAGAACAATTAGCGAACCGTGTTTCATTCGCTCAAATGTCCTCTGAATTATCGAAGCCAAAATAAGGAAAACAATATGTCACTCGAAGAATGGGCTGATCTACATGGAGAAGATTATCCGAAAGGCAAGTTTTTTAGTGCGCTAGATTATGGGCGCGGTGATAGAACTTGCATGACAATATATTGCGATTACTGCGAACAGTCTTTTGAAATCAAAGAAGATGAGTTTGAAGATTGGATTATTGTCGATCCAGAGAGTGGCGATAAGGCAGTGATGTGTGGTGAATGTTGGAGCCGCCGAACACAGCGTGCAGCGGACGTGTGCCACGAGTGTGGCGCGACCGAAACTATCGATCCAAATAATGATGGTGTTCCCATCTGCGTTGAGTGCGGCACACGCCGCTAACGCAAACCGTTAGATGCTTCGTGAAAGGGAAATAACATGGCTTATCTTTGTGATGTTCGTGGCGGATGTGTCG